CATTGTGTATTCCTTTTTTGCTTACTCGTTCTTTATAGCAGCAAGGCGTCATGGTGTCAACCATATTTTAACTTCATCATGACTTTTTCTTCGTCAGTCAATTCTTGATTTTTGTCAAGCCATTCATTAAGTGTCAGTTTGTCGTTGTCCAAGTACCAAGACTTACGGCCATCTACATATTCAATTGCAGGACCATCAATGCGGTGAATTCTGCTGCCGTGTGTAAACCAAACCTTGTCGCCAGCGTCGGTTTCAATCATTTGAGGGTTCATGCTATCCATGTTCCAATTTATACATAACTTTTTGTTCGTCGGTCAATCCCGTGGTCTGGTCAAGCCATTCATCAAATTTATAATGTTTGCCGTGCAAATACCACAATCTATCACCGTCTGGCCACTCAATAGCATGACCATCAGTGCGATGAAATTCACCATTTACACGCCAAACCTTGGTGCCATCTTTATATATTTGCATGATTTTATTTTGCACCCTCTGTTATATTTTATGTGACTATACCCATGAAGTTGCAACTAGTCAAGAAAAAAGCGGCATTGCTGCCGCCTTTTAATAATCATCGTTAGGCTGGATCAACTCAAGTCTTCGTAAATTTCCACTAAGTCTCGGTCTGCCATGTTGACCGCATGGCTACCAGCAAATGATTTGTACCAAATTTTGGCATGCTGTAGAGTAGCTGGGTCAATGCGATCTTTGGAAGGAATTAATCCCTGTACAAAGGATTGGAACGGTGTGTCTGTTGCGATCATTATTACTTCTCCTGCTAAATGCATGAATGCATGTTGTTTATTTAGCCTTATCTTACCTGAGTTGGTATGTGCCGTCAATAAAAATTGTTCAACCAAAGCGCCACGCTTCCGGCCATCTTACACATCACCATATTTTCATTACTGAACAGGGTGATCTTGTCACCGTTGATATAGAATGGTGCTGACATATGGGTACTAAGGGTAAGTATCTCACCAGTATAAAATGGACGCTCATGCTTAAATTCCTCATGCTCAAAATACATTTTGAGCAACTTAAATCCCGCCGCCCGTAACCGAAGGCTGTCTGGTTGCGTGAAATAATCTGAGCTGGTGTACTTGCGGCTACCGAACACCTGCATGATTGCCGGATCACCAGTGTTAGCTATCTCTTTTTGGAGCCAATCCGTAATCTCGGATGTCAGTATCTTCTTTGATTCGTTCGCCTGTGACAAGTTTTTCCACCGTAAATTCTGTTGTTTTAAATTTCGCATTCAGTCGTTCGGCCAAATTAAAAGCATGTGCAGGATTGCTGAACGACGTTTTCTTATATTTTGCACTAGGCATGTCTACGAGAATGTTAAAACACTTGAGATTAATCGGAGTGTTTTTATAAAATACTGCGTAGATGGCCTCAGCTGCAAGAACTTGCTCGCATCTGAAACTATTGTCTGTGTATTCTTGTAACACAGTTGGTTTGGGTCTGGCCATAATTTTCTCCATTAACTCTAGCTTTAACTTATTTAGCTAGAGTTGAAGAATTTGTTAGCGACCAGTGCGCTTTGCATATGAAGCACTCAAATACTTCGCGTGATCATCTGCCATATCACCTACCTTGAATAGGTTGTTAGCCCCACAAAATTGCAGCAGACGCATACCAACCTGTCCCTTGTGTTCGGCTTGCACAGCTTCCACAATAGCGGTATCTAATACATTCTTAATGTCTTCAGGCTGCAACGTCAAATCGATCATGATTTTATTACGTAAGTAGTCATCTCGGACACGGTGTTCTTCGCCGTGGTGATCAGTCCATGTTTGTAACATATAGTTGTTCCAATTGAAACCCTTTGTGGTACGATCAGAAAATGCTTCCTCCATGCCAATCTTATTCTTGGTGCCCTTTGTGCGGGTGCCAGGATATGCACTGAAGATGTTGTCGCTTGTATCGCCTCGGATACATTTTTCAAACAGCAACCACTCAGGATCACCAATAAGCTTTGGTTCACCTGATTTCTTATCAATTACAGGACGACCTCTATCGTCAACGATAGAATCAATTGTCATATGCTGGTTGCTAACACCGTTATACTGTGATACGTTCTCATTGATAAGTTGATAGAAGTCAGAGTCAGACGAAATTATAACATGTTTGTCGTCAGGGTGTGTTTGAATCCAACGGGCAATAAAGTCATCAGCCTCACAGCCTGCTGCTTGCAGAACGGTGACATTGGTTTTTTCGTGCAAAAATTCTTGGAAGTTGTTAAACGCCTCGAAGAATAGTACATCGTCGTCAACGTCGGACTGTGACCGCTTGTTTTGTTTGATTGCGCGGTTAGCTTTGTATGGAGCGTAGAAGTCTTTACGCCAACTTCGCCCTTCAAATGCGATGACTACATGGGTGCCACCCAAGTCGCGCCATGTTTTATTAATGCTGGCAAAAATGATGTGCATCGCCATCCCAATTTTAGTGTCGATGTCGCCGCGAACAACGTGTTTCGCGCGATGGAACATATTAGCCGCATCGACCAAAATATATGTCATGAATATTCCTTTGTTATTGTTAAAATCGTAATTTGAACATGATAGCTTTTTCTAAGTCACGGACCCGTGTTATCTTCCAGCAATGATCGTATCCTCTCACTAAGCCGTCTGATGCACGCATTATGACGGTCGAATTCTTTATTTCAATGCCATAACATATACTGAGCCAGCGCATTAGTATATCACTTGCGCAATGTCGGTCGTCAGGTTCGGTTGTTGGAGTTTTATATCTCCAGCGTATCACATGCTGTTCAGCTTCTGAAATCGCATCTAATAGGTTACAATCTGCCATGGCTTAGATATTGTCGCCAATGACACCGCGACACAGGTCATTGAACCACTGGTCGATAACTTCGTCGTCACTGCGTCCACTATAACCGCTTTCGACCAATTGATTTACGAATTGTTTGTTCCAGTCCAACTCAAAATAGCCCGTTGCAGGATTATCGGGGTCTTCAAACGTGGTTTCAATCACGTCTACCCATGGCTCGTCTGCTTCTGTCGCCAGTTCTTTGGGTGTCTTAGCCTCTTGAATAGCCTTGAGTTCTTCGGCTAATCGCGCATTTTCTGCGGCAGCTTCAGCTTTTTCAGCTTCTAGGGCAGCAAACTTAGCCTCAAGTTTGTCCATCTTGCTTTCGCCGAATAATTTTTTAAACATTGTTTTTCCTTATTTGTTTCTCTTGTTAAACGCGATAAACTGTCACAGCGTCTTTGAGCAATGCAACCTGTTTTTCAGCAGAACGCACTGCGTCCTTGTGTAATTCAAGCTGTTTTTCAGCGGATTGTATGGAGTTGTTGAGCCATTCAATCCGCCGCTCAGTATCAACCGTGCGGTGATTTGCTTTTTTTACCTTTTCTTGAAAATAAGCAATGTCTTCTGTAAGCTCTTGGTCAGATAATTCGGCTGTGCTTGTAGTTTTACTCATTTGTAATTCCTTTTATTATATCACACAATATTGTGTGACGCAATCATTTCATTGAATTGATAATACGTTCTGCGGCTCTGTTCATCAACTTGCGTTGCTTCGTGCGCCCCATTTTTAGTTTGGTCACTCCTGCACGATCTGAAAACATAATACCTTGCAAGTGATCCATTTCATGAAGGAATATGCGGCAATCCATGTCAACCAATGTGGCCTGTGATCGTTCGCCCATTTCATCTTCCCAGCTTGCCAAAATCATATCAGGGCGTTTGATCTTTAGGTACAACCCTGGGTCACTCAAACATCCCTCGTTCATCAACACTTTGTCATCGCTTATTTCCAGAATTTCAGGATTAAACATTGTAACCATGTCTTGTTGAATATGAGTGACAAAAACTGCTGCATCAAGTGCAATCTGATTTGCGGCCATCCCGTGTGCGTTATGACTTCTACATAGTGCCTGCATGTGATTAGAGACGGCTTGACGATATCCCCCGTCACCTGAGAGGAATGGCTGCACCTTGGTGTCTAGCGCAATGTGTGGGGCGTAAACCAGTTGATGCAGTGAAATATCAGTTGTTGGGTCGTGGGGTGTTGAGTTTGTCATTGTGTTCCATTATTTTTGAAGTTATTAGATTTATTCCACATCAGAATGCCCTCGATCATTGCCCAAATCTTGTTGGAATATATCACGCATTTGAGTAGTGGCTTGTTCAATAGACTCCATTTTGATCATCATTCTGTCTAACATCTCGGCAAGACTATTTAATTGGCTGTCTAACTCTATAACTTTTTTACGCAATTCGTCATCATTCTGGGTCATTATTTGACTTCAACTTTTCCATTATTTCGCACTCGTTTGTCAGTGCTATGTATGCACTGCCCGCACCGATAACTTCATTTATATGTCGTGCGTGTGTGATAACGTGGTCCATGTTTTCACCAGCTTCATGCAATTCGGCATATGTACTTTCCAGTGTGGGCAATCTAGTTGCAATGCCAAGCGCGGCTTCTATACGTTCCAACCGTTTAATCAATAATTCAGCGTCAGCCCCCAATTTAAGTTTCTCAATGGTGACATTTCCGGTGTGATCTTGGCGGACAATGGCACCGATTTCACCACCTGCGCTGAGGCGCTGGTGGCCTGCTGTATATCCATGTCCACCTCCACCTCCGCTTTGCATTGTAGGTCCTGTGTAAGCTGGGTGCGCCCCGATGCTCACTGTGGAACATGGATTGGCCACTGTAGTTTGTATTGGTGTGGTAGCATTTGTCGTATGATTCATTTTATATCCTTAATAATTTGCGTCAAATAGAACATAGTATCTCGCCAACTTGTAACAGGAAATACAACGTCATTAGGGCGCAATCGTTGTAGTATTGCCGCAGCCAATGGATAGTCATTCCCACCAACCGCAGTGCGATCCCCAAAGAATGTCACGTCTCTGTTCACAAAATCTGTAAGGATTTGTGATTTGACATGATTGGTTTCGGTAATATCTATGCCAGTTTCTCCGCCTATCAGGGCAACACACCCCAATCGACTACCAAAATATGTGTTAAATGATTCAACAATACTTGCTCGTTCGCCAGTCTCATTGTCAAATTTAATATATTCTGCACGTTGTTCTGTATTTGCATTACGCCCAACAGTGCTAAAATTAACTGTGCCAGGACGGTATTCAAAATGATTGCCTGTTTTAGTTGGACATTTGCTATTAAACAGTCTGTCCCGTAAATGATTTTTACCAGCGCCAGGTAAGGTCCACGCACTGGTAAAAATTTCAATACCATTTTCCCATATACTATTGCCTGAACAACTGTAGACTCGCTTGACAAGGTCGTCTGTGATTTCCTTGCCAAGCTGTTCTAGGGTCTTTGCGTGATCTGATCCACTAACCAAATACACGTCATGTTCCTGACAGAATTTTGTAAAAAATCCACGAAATTCATCAGAAATAATAACGCGACTGGGAGTTAACGTACCATCCACATCAAAGATGAAGGCATTTGCATTACGCATTACACCACGGTGCCGTAAATACCCCAACATGGATTTTGAGCTTCTTCGGGCTACGCGTCGGAGACATGCGAATGTTGATATCAAACGTGATAGCATTCGGCCTTGGGCTGGTATCAATAGAGAAGTCATAGAGCATCTTGTCTTTTTGATGATCTAATAGATAGGCGTTAAATAGCTGCCTAATTGGGCGGGATGATCCTTCAGAAAGACATCCGTCCCAAGGTTCAATAATTTTTAGTAGATCGAATTTGATGTCATTTAAGCTAAGTGTGGTTGACATTTTGTAGTCCTTGTTTTGCGCAAATTGTGCGCGTTAATGTTAAGTGCGCACTTTATTGCGTACTTTATATTTATCAACGTGACGTAGGCAACCCGTCATCATCTATAATTACAGCGTAGCCCTTAGGTTCAGGCTTCCTTGGACGTCCCTCTTCTGTCATGGAATCATTGTCTTCGTCTTCATCCACATCTACGACTACCATGCTTTGCATAATTTTAAGCATTTCCCATAGTTTCCAATCAATTGCTTTTTGATAATCCAACATCTGCCGACGATATGATTGGTCGTCGAGCGTTTCTATTGTTGGTTCTTCTTCGATTACTCTAATTTTCTTAACCATTATTTCTCTCTCTTGTTTGTCGTGATTAATTGCTTAGCGCTGGCATGATATAGCTGTACACACCTAGGCCACTGTCTACATCAATCTGACACACACCTTGGTCACTAAATCGAACCACTATAGTGCCGCCTAACTTGATGATTGATAGGAATTGTGATAGAGGCCAACTCCAAGTAGTGGACAACGTGCCGTCGATATTTTCTGCAAACACGCGCCGCCCTGTTGCACCGCCTTCAGTGCTACCTACCGTGAACACCAAATTACTGTCTTCTGTCTTCACGCTAAAAGCCGGATCAACGCCAGAATAAATGCCTGCAACTTCTGACAATTGCATAATCCGCTTAGCCACAGGCGCAACTTCTACGTCCCATTTTGCACCTTTAAAGGTAGCAACTTTCATAGCTTGATCGATAACACTACGGCTCATGAAGCGATATTGATCCTTCCCACCTTCTGCGTCCTTGAATACAAGGTTTACTGGCAGTTCTACATCATCTTTTACCTGCCGAATTACATCAATGGTGGCATTGGTATCTTGGTAGTTTGATAGGCGCATCATCGAGGTGAGTAACCCCAGATTGCCCATGCCAAATTCACCAACGAATTCGGGCACTGCTTCATGCATTTTACCAGTAAGAATTACTGTCTTATTTGCATCCATTGCAGCAATGGTCGTGTCTTCTCCGGTTCCAATAATTTTTACGTTATCAATGATGCCGAGTCCGCTAGTGTGTTTGACGATGTCCATTAGGACGGATTTAATATCCATAATATTTCCTTGTAAGTATTTTTGTATAACCTATTGTAACATAACAATAAATTAAAGTATATGAAATTGATTGTAGTAAGGTGGGTTGCTTATTAGAAGCTGAACAAGTCATTAAATGTTGTCTTGGACTCTGCGAGTGACAAGTTCCAACCCAATGTGCCCAGCAGGTTGCTGATCTTTTTGGTTATGATGATTTCTTCCATCAAGTTGTTGTCGAAAGGTAATTCTTTGTACCATTCTGGAATACGTTTTTCATCAGTTGGAATACCAATGCTAGTCATATTCAATGGGTTCTGTTTGAGTTTGCAGACAATAGTTTTCATGCCGTCTACAATTTCCATTGTGTACTGGTCATTATGCATTTCACGCAAACGATTATAGTTGATCGCTGCTGTGACGTGCCCTACACCACACTTGCCTGTTTTCTCCCACGCCTTTGTATACTTGGTTAGGTTGTTAACACGCTTGGGTGTTCCTTTTTCCCAAGCTGGCATATTTTTAAATTCTTGGCGGAATTCAAGAATTCGGGCAATGACATCCTCCTCTGCGGCACCATGTAACACGGAGGATAGGATTTCTTTGAGGAATTCCTGCATGTAGACTGGCGTATCACTGCGTTTGATCTCAAGGCCAGTGACCTTTAGTTTGCCACGTGAGGTTGCACTATCCACTCGTTTACCTTCATCATCATATACCAGCAAGCCATAACGTTTCTTACTGATAAACAATCCTTTTTCACACACTGACTCTCGTGCCGCTGCAATGATTCGACCGTATTCATATGGACAATTATGTGCCGAAGCCATGAACGCAGGAAAGGTTTCATTGACCTGTGCGGTCACTGCGTCGTATAACTCCACGATTGTGTCTTTATCCCATTTGAATTCGCCACTGTCGATTTGTTCTTTGAAAATTGGATAGGCACTGAAGTATACACTGTCTGTGTCACCATAGATAATTGATTTTCCTACGTGATCGAACTCGCCTGTCAAGACTTCATTGGTCATACCAGACATGTGTCGCGCAATTGTGCGTCCTGTTAAGGTGGTAGACTGCCCAAGTCTGATATCAAAGAAGCGGCTGCCAGGGTTCAATAAGGCCCCGTACAAGGAGTTTAGGTTAATTTTCTTGACAAGCTGTCGTTTGTCCCAAAATGCATATTCTTCCGGATCAGTTTCCCTGAATTCCTTTGCCTTTGCCTGTAACATTTTACGCTCAGAATACCATCGTGCCAATAAACTCGGTACGACGCCTTGCTTTTCAAATGTAAAGATAGTGCCGTTGGCAGTAATACACCATGGCTTCCCACCCTGAAATACGAGATCATAGATTTCCGCACCTGTTGCTGAATAACTATTACCATCTTCAAGGTCAACTATAAGCGGGATGTCTTTATCTTTAGCCATCACTAACTCATATTCGTTGCACGCGAACTTACCTTCCCAATATTTCGGGAATGGACTATCTTTCAATGACTTGCCAAATCTGAACACTTCGTCCATATTGGTTGGATCGACTACTTTGGTTGCATATCCCTTGCCACGTTTAATGAATTCATGTAGACCAGCATTAGTCAAGTCATGTCGGACCTGTCCAATGATACACTCTGGACTCATGTTACACGCCCGCAAAATTGACGGGTACAGTGAGTTAAGGTCGATTGATCCAAGCCATTCGTGCATGCCCTTCACAGGCGTTGCTACGTATGCTCCAGCGGCAGGAATATGTTCTTGCCCCCTGACCTTATCAGGCACGATTAATCCACGGCTGTGGGCCTCGTTGATGATAGCCTGATCAGTCTGTGCAACCGCGCCCATCGTGGTAGGGAGCAATACGCCATTGGCATGTGCCAACACGTTGCTTAGGTCGATAAATTGCAACTTGTCATCTAGACGCCGTAATAGTACTGTATCTTGAATGTTATATTCGATGAACTTTTTGAAGTCGTTATTGTACAGTTGGTCTAACGTGCCCTCATATTCAATCTTACTGTCGCCTAGTTCGTGCTCAGCAATTGCATTCAAAGCATAGCTATGCATTTCATGATAGGTGTATTTTTTGTAGAGTAACATATAGTCCATGTGAACACGGCCTACAAGATCGTATGTTGCTTGCTCTTTACCAAACGCTTCATATGTACGTCGCTTTGGGTATTGGTCCCACAGACACATCTTACGCGTGTAATCCTTGCCTAACAACAATGCAATACGATTGGTGGTGTATGGAATATCAAAGCCTTCGCTGTTCCAACCAGACAATACGTCCGCATCTTCAATCAGGTCTAGGAAGGCGTGCAGAAGTTCTTCCTCTGTATCCATAAGAAACACGTCGTCCATGCCCGCCACAATTTCGTTGGCTTCTTCGGTAGACATTTTTTTGGGCTTGATTGCCAAGCAAATGGTTTTGTCCAGCCAGTTAAGGTGGACGCCCACTGCGGTGATCATGTTGAATGGGTCTTCGGGTGGGGCAAACCCCAATTCCTTGTTGAAGTCCGTCTCAATATCGAAGAAAGCGACATTCAATTTAGGAACGGGTGCATCCAGATAATTATCAGAAATACAACGAAATTCTGGCTTGATGTCACTCTCAAACAATTTCTGTCCGTAGAATGACTTCTTTTCTTTATTAAACGCCTTGCCACTGGTTGTAGAGAAACGGCCTAACGTATCACCATAGATACTGGTGAACTTGCCTTTTTTGTCTGGGTAATAGAATACATAATGCGCTGGGTATTGGGTAAACACACGTTTGCCTGCGTCGTTTCGTTCCACTACTGAAATAAGGTCGCGGGTACGGTCTAATAGCATATCAATATATATGATAATTCTCCTAGTTAAGGGGGTGATTTATATCACACAGCTTTATTATTGGGTAGACGGCACTAACGTCATCTACCCAATCTTTTTGCCTAATTTAAAATTTAACCGTCGTGTTGATATTATCGGCCAACTGCGAGCAAAATATCTTCAATGTCGCTGATTGCTGCGCGTTTTTCTTCAAGGTCAGCCTTGTACGCTGTACGAATTACCTTGTTGAGGATGGCAGGCTTGATTTCAAGCTCTTCGGCAATTGCCTTTACAGTGTCGCCTAGGGCTTCTTTCAACGTGTCAGTTTCTGTCAGGACTTGGATGCCCTCAGTTACCAGTGTCTTGAGTTTCGTTTTTTCGGCTTCGGAGAAATTTTTAGTCATTTGTTATCCTTGAGATATGTTTGGGGGAATAGTTTTTACACTATCCCCCAATTATATCAAATTTATATAACAAAGTCAACGAGTTGTGATGTAACCAAAGACGCTTGCTATTATCCATATTGTAGCTTCATCATAACTTTTTCATCATCGGCCATATCTGGGTGTTGATCTAGCCATTCATTTAATGACATGCTGACGCCATCCAAGCTCCAATGCTTGCGGCCATCTACCCATTCAATTGCAGGACCATCCGTTCGGTGAAGTTTGTTGTGCTGCCACCATTCCATGTCGCCACGTATATGCTCGACAGCAGGCCCATCTTCGCGATGATGTTCGCCGTTTAAATACCAAATCTTGGTACCACACGGCCATTCAAGTATTTCTGGTTGCATAATATTATCCATATTGTAGCTTCAACATAACTTTTTCTTCCTCAGTCAATGTTTGGTTCTGGTCGAGCCATTCTTCAAATGTTAGTCTGAAGCCACCTCTCAAAAACCAACCATAACTGCCGTCAACATATTCAGCAGCAGGACCATCGATGCGGTGAATTCTGCCGTGTGTAAACCAAGACTTGCGGCCATTTGCATATTCAATTGCAGGACCATCAGTACGGTGACGTTTACCTTTCAAGTACCATTCTTTGCCACCATCCGCATATTCGATGGCAGGGCCATCTTCGCAATGAAGTTGACCATGCAATCGCCAATACTTGCCACCAAACGAATTTACAGCCATTATTGGTTTCATGTTATCCATATTCTAACTTATACATAACCTTCTCTTCACCAGTCAATGTTTGGTTCTGATCAAGCCATTCATTTAATGTCATACGTTTGTCGCGCAAGTGCCAACTCTTATGTCCATTTGCATATTCAATGGCAGGACCATCTGTTCGGTGACGGTTGCCATACTGCCACCATTCCTTGCGATTATTTGTCCATTCACGGGCAGGACCATTCGTTCGATGCAGCACGCCGTGCAAATACCACGAAGTATCACCATTGTGCCATTCAATTGCTGGGCCGTCAGTTCGGTGATATGCGTGATTCAACCGCCATACCTTGTCGCCATCTGCATCTATCGTCATTATTGGTTGCATGTTATCCATATTCTAATTTTAGCAAGGTAAACACACTAGGATCGATTGGGTTTGATTTCCCCCACTCGTCGACATCCTTGAATCGGTTGCCATTGAACCACCATTCAATCTCACGCATAAAATGAGTTACCCTGCGTCGGGTGACAGCAGGCCCATCTGCTCGATGCAGTCTATTGCATTGGTACCATTTGTCAGTGTCGTGATAAATCATGGCCGGACCGCCGCGTCGGTGTATTTCTCCCGTGGCGTAATATATTTGCATTGATGGATCATCCTTAATCCATGCTGGTCCCAAATGTTCAGGACGGTGTCGCAAACCATGGGCGTACCATTGTTGCTCACCGTTGTCTGAAAATATGATAGCTGGGTGATCGTCAATGCTATGTAGCGAATTTTGCCAGCGCCATTCACGGCGAGGCCGCTCACTGGAACTTAATTGACTGTAAGGCCCATCGCCACCAATGAACTCATCATTGAATGTTGTGCATACAAGGTCGTTTATACTGTTGGGTTTAATTGACATGCGCTTATCTTAACGCATGTCAATTGTAATGTCAAGTGCGGCGTAGGTATCCGCTGTGGACCCAACCATCTTCATCAATCTGTGCCCATTCGCCATTGCGGTCGATGACTTCTACGCTAGTTCCACGATTAATGTTTCTGAGTGTATCAAATTGTGCACCAGGACCTGAACGAACACGAAGTGAGCTAGCGGTGACTTCATATCTTTCACTATCGTCTCCACGATCAGATGCAAGATGACGTTTTAGAAGCTGCATTGGGAACGCTGGGCCAGGATCAGTTTTCCAGCCGCGTGTGTCAATTTCTTCATGTGACACAATATCAATGATTGAATACTTGTCACATAACGCTTCTGTCAAGCTGTCAACCGCTGCCATTTGCTCTGGGGTATAACGTGGCCAAGCAAATGTGCCACTGCCTGCGCGAGGGCTTGCAGCAAACACAAGACCATGTGGGAAGTCTGCCTCGGTACGTGTATTACCGTAAGCGTCCTGAAATTGTCCATTACCTAGTTGTCGTAGCCAACCGATGTTAACAATTTCAATTCCGATTGAATAATTGTTAAGACCTTTGTATCCCATATGACGGGATGGTCCGGCGTGCCATGCTTTGACATTAAATGGAACGTGCTGTGTAATTGTACCGTCTATGTCGATGGTTACATGTGCGCTAACGCCACTGCCTTTACGTGTCAGTGTGTTGATTGCTGAACTTGCAGTATAGCCTGCGGTGTAATGCTGTACGATGAACAGCGGGGTAATCTCTCCGCTTTTGTTTGGTGATTCAACGTATGCTGCACCATCAATACGATGATTTTTAATATTGGTCATGTTGGGTGTCTCCTATTATAGGAGTATTTATTCTATTTGAAGAAGAAGCCCATGCGCGTTATTTCCAAGTGCCCATCAGCATCCTCGAAGTCAATGTGATAATCATATCCTAGGCGTGCAAAAATCTCACAATCTGCATCAGACATGTCACTCCAGCGTGGTATAATCTCTGTAGCTTTTGGTGGAAAGTCCACACCGGATCGTAAATGTATTTCAATTATTTTATCATGTATGAATTCAATATTAATTCTAGGAACATTAACAAGTTCATTTAACCATTCAGGCAACGCAAACTGTGGCGGAACAATTTTCTTCCAAGCAGTGAAACGATAGAGATGGTCGCTGGTTCTGTATCCATTAGCTGCAAACACAGGTGTCAACGTCGGGTACGCGCCAGACGTCCATACATAATCAATTGTTGTATGTAATCCGTAAAAATATTCGCACCAAAAATAACCAGGTGGTACAGATGAACAGTCATTCTTTTCAAGTTGCATACGGCAAGCACTGACGCCCATGCCACTCAAATTCATTATAGGTCGTACAACATAGTCGCCATTATGTGGAACACAAACGCCAGCAGGTCCTGTATTGTATCCTAGTCTTTCACTTAGTGCTAGCTTATTGTAAACCCAGTGTTGATCAGGATACTTTATATACGCATCACGATCAAATTCACAGTTATACAATTTTATCTCGCATTAGTGTGTGAATCTCGATACTGTACTTACCGTATAAGTCTGCAATCATGTCTGTCTGTGTGCTATGATTGGCTGCAACAAACTGGTTCCGAATTTCGGTTGCGCTATGGACAGGCGAGCCTGCCACGTCAAATTCAAACGTGGGCAAAACCACCACATAGGCATGCTTGTTTACTGGAAGCAAATCATGCTTGTTATCGGTATATGATTGGAAAAAACTTGCACTCCCATCTTTTTTGGGCTGGAATTTAAAACGTGGGTTATCTATCATATCTTTTTGACTGATTGCAAAAATAACCACGGTTGATGTTGGATCAAACGTATCGACAATTTCAGAAGCAATATATGGGCTTTTGACACAAATAATACTGTCATCAGGGATACCAGCCTGTAACATCATTGTCTTCTTTTCATTAAAATTAAATGGCGAACGGAATGCCTCTACTACGTTGCTCGTAGCTATAAAGGCTGAATCAAATTTGGTGTGTAACCATTCCCATGCCCGCATATGACCGATGTGAGGTGGTTGAAATCTACCACTCATAATTCCAACAGTTTTATACGTTAGATGGTCTTTGTGGGGCATTACTGGACTCCTACGAGCTTTGCGTGTAAACGGGCTTGAAACTTCTGTAACAATTCGACTAGTTTGGTATCTTCATTATCATATGCTTGATCGATTAAACGGGGCATAGTCTGATATAGTATATACCCCTGTGTTTCAATTGTCAACGGTACTTTCATCATTTTTTCGTCAGATTCTGCACGTTGCATCTGATCAACTAACATGATGTGTTCTTCTTGGCTTTCAGAATCTACCGAATCCACCTCAGATGCCCATAGCACGTTGAAAATAGCTTCGGGCATCTTGGTGTTTCGTACTTTTTCTTTAATCTCAATCAGTTGCATTATTTACGCGCTGTGGGCTTTTTATTCTTTAGAAATTTATTGATGGCATCAGATGGGTCACGACTTTTTTCGTTGACATTATCGCCATTCCCAAAACTTTGAATTTTGTTAATATCAGGTTTAGGTTTGTCCGATAGCTTTTCACTTGCTCGGCGCGTTCGCACATCATGGATTTTCATTTTATTTCTTTCCCTTTACATTACGCATCATTCTTTCGTAAATGCGCTTTGCTTCGGTCATGCTATAATATGCATCAACCTTTGGCCCTAATAGTAATACCAATTCTTCTTCGGCGGTTGCGACGAATTCTTTCATCAAGAGAGACACGTCTGAGCTTCCAGCTACGTCTTCGGGGGATAACATATCTGCCATGCCCTGTGCCATATCAAAGAGGATTGGTTCTGGCTCTTCATACTGTTGTTGTGATATGATGCCACGTGACTTCGCCATACGCAAGATGTCCATGCCGTCTAATGTTTCTTCTTCGACAATGGTAGGGTCAGCGTCAGCCATTAATGGTGCCAACGGTTCAATTTCGCCAGTAGCGACAACCTGTGTATCCATATCGTCGATGTCTGCCATGTCGTCTGCACCCATTTGATCAGCGGTGCCTTCCGCTCCCCGAACACCTTGGTATTCAAGATAGTGCTTTACAGTAGAAATATAATCTGCTGCTTTTGTAATTTTTGCTTGCACCCATGGCTCCAAGTTATCGGTGTCTTGGATCATACGGTGCAATTCAACTGCATACTTAGCAAGGTCATATAACTGACGCTTTGCCATGAAACCATCGTCATCCATATCGTCGAGGACACCTTCTTTAATAGTCTTCTTGGCCTCATTAGTAGTTGCCTTCTGTGCCAACTTCATTCTAAAAGAGAGGTTATAACCGTCTTCGCCTATTTTTTTAAAGGAAATAAGGCCCATACGTTGCAAGCCATATAGTTCGTTGTGTATTTTTTCGCCGAACCCTGTGCGCACGTCAATTGTGTATTCTTCAACAGCTTTTGCGCCGTCGCGAGTCAAAAATTTCATAACGGCGCTGTTCTTGGCGTCGCTTGCAAGCGTGAAGCCCTCATTAACCTTTTTCTTGTTTGTTGGTGATTTAGTCATTTTTATTCTCCATTGGGGCGCGTTTGATCATTGTCGACTTCTTTTTCTTCGGCTTAACTGCATAAATGCTAGCTGCTGGATCGCCACCGCCTAACCCCATTGCAACACCTGCAACGGCTCCGGATGTAGTTTCTGATATGATGTCTGTTATACGCATAATACTATTTATTACTCTAAGCGATTTGCACGACGAGTAGCTTCCCGACTGACTTTTCGTTCCATCTTCTTAGATGAGGTTACAATCTTATTTTTCTTTGCACGAAGTGCTCTGCCTTCGTCTACGGTAAGTTCTTCTTTCGCCCCATAGCCAAGGTAATACATGGCGTCATCCTTGGCTACTGCGTTCATAGGACCGTCAGTGGCGGTTATGTCCTCTGTTGTTAATCGTTTTTTCATCTTGGACTCCTTTTTTGTCATTGACAAATTTAACTACCTCCTCTTTAAAGTAATTTAGGTCTTCACGCGTCATTTTTGGCAAAGAGAACCAATGTGCAAACCAAGCTTTTGTGCCTGGTTCTAAATTCTGTTCACGTTCTTGTTCGTGACGTTCTGTGCCAGTGACGGAAATGTTTTCTTTATAGATACCGCGATACGTGGTATGCTTGAAGTCTTTAACCAACTGCAATAATTCTTTAACAGGTAGGCTAAATTTGATGATAGGCACTTCTTCTTCTAGGTTGTATGCCGCCAGCCAACGGTGGTGACCATCGATAATATAATTGTCAGCACTGACAATCAATGGCTTTTTGGTGCCGTCAGCAGTTATCCCGCCTTTGCGCATCATTTTTTCAACACCTGCATCGCTAAATTCGCCTTGCACGGCCTTTAATTCCGTTGCTGGGACTGAACCTTTGCTTATTGTCGCGCCATTTTGTTTGAGATAATTGAATAGCTCCGGATAATGACTAGCATGAATCTGTGGCATGTCTGCGCGGGAGACACCTAATGTGTCCTCTGGGCGTGGCTTCTTAATTTCTTCATTCATATTGTTGTTAGTCAGTTTGAAAATTGTGTCCTGATCTGTGTCTATGAATTTAAAACTCATATCAATTTTCTGTGAAAATTTTGCAACCATGCGTTTGTACAACGTTATTCTCGAATTTGGTCGACTTGAGCGCGGGTCCTTTTCGGCAGAGAAGGAGAGGGTTTTAGGATCAATCTTTTCAGCATAATCACGTATTACGTCCATAACAGTTGCGAAAATACGGAATTGGTCGCCTTCATTTGTAGCGCCAAATGAAAAATTCTTAGCAAAATCAACACTGGCGTTACCACGTTGTAGATCAAAGCCAACTGCAACTAATTGGCCGTCATGTGTTCTGAAATCTGCGCGGCTCGTAGCGTCCATGGGATCAGGTTCAATTTTCCACTTCCAGTTGTATTGTTTATCAAACAACTCATTCAATTGCCGTGATTCATTAAGATTGTCTGTTACTTTAAAGCCCACTACTGTGGCAGACGGAACAGTAAACTCATTTTCTCGATCAGTTAAGTTGCCACTTGTAATAGTAGCAGGGTCAAATTTAAATTTGATCAAGACTTCGTGGTCATTGTGTCCACTGTAATAATCTTCGATATATTTGCGGTTGGTAGACATAAAAATGCCCTTACCTGGCATCTTCAACGTCATGCCCTTACGTAGCTTAATACCCTTTGTTACGCGGCTGTCCGCACCAGATGTAATTTCTCCGGTTTCAGGATTGTAGTTCATTGCCTTGTAGCCATACACTTTGTCTTGCATCTCTTCTGTCACCTTTTTGGTTTGTGGATAACGGATCATGCTGCTACGAAATACATAGTTTTTATTGCGGCCTTTGTTCTCAATAAAGCCAAAGCGCTTGTAAAACTTGCGCAATCTGGACTGTGAGGTTGTGCCATGGTTTTTATCTTTCAACGCAGGGTCTAATACAACAATCTTGTTATTTTTATCAGCATAGGCAATTAGCTCTTGCATTACAGCAGTGCCTGTGCCAGACTTTTGGTCGTCTTTGTTTACAATAATGCTGCTAATTTCAAATGCATCACGGGTTGCCATGTCGCTTAACCACAAATCTTTTAGGCTGTATTGACTTGTGAGTTTCGCTTGCAACTGTTTAAGATCGCCAGCAGGGCTTGCGGCCTCAGCTAGTCCCAAGTTACCCAACACATGTGGGGACGAGTTCTTACGAGCCTTGGCATTTAACAATGGCGGCTCACCTTTACTGTTCAACTTGTTTCCAAATTTAGCAGCTTGTCGTTGTGTTTCGCCAGGTTGTACGTCAGCAGTGGTGTTCACTCCCTTGACAATCTTACCGTCTTCATTAACTTTTGGTCGAGCATTATTGTTTTTGATCGCACTTATTTTCATTATTCGGTCTGCCAGTCATTGTATAACTGTGCTAATTCTCTTGCAGTGATGATGTCTTTAAGGTTGAATGCCCGTGCAATATCAAATGCATATCCACCAATAGATTGTGTGTCACCATTTGATTTAATCATACTATCTAGGTACTGCAATGCTTTGCGTAAGATTTGTTCCCGTGGGTCCATGACACGTTCACGCAGTTGAGTGACTTCCCATGCACCTTTAGTGAGCATTTCATTCATGTGAGGCACTTTTGAATAATAATTAGGCATTTCGGCAAGGTGATCAAGTGCGATTTCCATTGCAGTGGCCTTGTCCGAGGTATGTTCCATTTCTGCCTTGACACCCTTTTTAAGTTCATTTTCAATCATGGATAGATTGACCTCATGCTTATCGGCAATGACTTCGGGGGTTAATGTTTTTACATCTAACGGTGGAGTGTCTAATTCTTCCAGTTGCTCTTTTGCACGAGCATATCCTGGCCATGCCTTGTCTGGATGTTTTTTCTTCCAGTTGCTCTTCGCGCGGCGCTGCGCGATATACTCAACATCTGATTGTTCAGTGTCACGGTCTCGCTTGTCACCCACCTCTTCGGCTACATTGCCCCATGTGAATTTGTTTCCGGTGAAGACACCCGTCTTACCAGATTCGTCGGTAATGGTCATACCTTCTGGGTTCATGCCGTTCTGTTTAGCAAGTTCGATAAACTTGTCAACCAGTGGGTTACCAGTCGCATTGGAACTAAAATAATCATTCCATTTTTCTACGACCTGTCCGTCTTTGACCAATTTAATAGAAGCCCAGTTCTCAGAGTAGTCATATTCAATATTGGCATATGTACTAGGAGTTGCGGCATCTTCGGTCACATCTTTTGACATAACTGTCTTCAAAAACTTGTGTGCCGAATCTGTTCTAATTGATGTGCCGCGACGTTCAACGTATGCCACAACTTTCCAACCACTATTTAATTTTTGCTGAAATCCAGGAGCCTGTGTGTCATTACTGGCATACGTGTTTCCTTTTTTCATAATGGCAACAGTATCCAGCTTGTCACTTCTTTTGCGCAGGTATGCGATTGCACTTGTTACAAGTCCCGTTGCTTCGTCTTCTGAACTATCTTCAGTGACGCTTTCAACTGGAAGTTGGCGGTCAGGCGTGCTGAAATTCTTTTTACGCATAACTGTTTTTGCGATAAGGTCTTTGCCATTACCGTCCTTGTTTATTACAAATGGAATGTTTAATTCGGTTGACAAATCTTTCATAACTGCCTGTGAATTAATTGGCATCTTGGAAATAGTTCTGCCCCAGCGTTGATATTCTTTGGCGAGAATTCTACCAAGTTCACCAATTGTGATTTGCTTGTTATTACGTTCGTCGTTCACTCGATCTAAAAAGTGACGTGTAAATTCGATGTCAATGCCTAGTTTGCCGAAAACTTTGTCTGCGGCTCTTTCTAGTGCGTCGAGTTGTGCTTGTGTGATTAATTGGTCAGTCATATGGAAGCCCCTGTCTTTATAGTATTTAGCTTACAGGGGCTTCCAGTGTTTATTCTAGATATTAAGCGCCCTGAATGTCAATTCCACCGGAAGATGACACACTGATGTCGCTTACGGTACCACTTGGTCCAGTATATGTGGTATAACCAGTTGAGTCAATGCCAACAAGTTCAAACGTTGTTCCGTCAAGAACGTTAACAACGTATGCACCATCAGTAACTTCGACCATACCAGTCACGCCAGTAATAGTAACTGTTTCGCCTGAAGTCATATTAGCTGTTGAGGCCGCTGTAACAACTGCTGGATTAGCTTCTGTAATGCCAGTAATTGCTTCAGTTGGAGCACCAATAACAGGTGTAATAGTCCATGGTTCTTTAGAAAATGTGTTGTTTGCCAACCCTAGACGCAATGTACGGTTGTAAAGACGTACAACGTTGTACGCTACACCGTCTGCATCAACACCGTCAAGACGGAATTCACCAGCAGCAAGTGTGCCAGCATCTTTGTCAACAAGTGTCAATACTTCACTCCATGCACTAGAAGTGTCTGATACTAGGAATTTATTTGTTGAACGCTGACTAACGATGAACGTATCATCTTGGCCTGCGGTTTCTGCTCCGCCAACGCGGTAATAGTTTGTTACCTTGATGCTGTCTACTGCATCACCTAGGTATTTTTTGTTAATTGGTCGACCCATTTTTTTCTCCTTAATGGAGTTCAATGCGGGTTCTAGCCGCTACGGGGTGGTGTTCCCCATAAGTCCTGCTAATACAGGCCCCTTGAACTACCATTATTTATCAGAGATGCCAGATTTTAGCTGTTCATTCTATTTTCCTTTGTTTACAATGATGCCAAAAGTGCGCCTGCGGTGATTCCTATGATAAAGGGGAACCAAAACGGCATACTGAACAACAGCCAGTCAAATTGTTTATTATATTCGCTAAAATCCATTTTATCAAGCAGACTGGGATTGCTATACTGGAATCTTGGTATGTCGGTGAACTTTTCTGCGCTAAAATCATAACGCAATGTTTTGATTATGTGTGTGATCTTGTTCATTCTATTTTCCCGCAATGTTAACTTGGTTGATATGGATGTTGATCGTGTGCAATGAAACGCCAATCGGTCGCTTGGCAGGACCTGTGCTATAAAACTGTACAGCGTTAAGATAACGTTGGATCAACCATTCTTGCTTTGGAAGTTTATGCCTTTTAACAAACTTGATCCAACATTTGTTGCCACGGACTTGGTTGCATTTGCGACAAATCATCAATCCATTGTTTGGATGAAATGTGCCGCCTTGGCTTTTTGGAACAAGATGCTCAAATGTAGCTGAGTTGTCATTGTGTGGCTGGTAAACCAACTGCACACCACAACAAGGGCAACGTCGCTGCCCTAATGCATACCAACGTCTAATTTGGACGCGTGCTCTGTTATTTTTGGAAACTGGTGCAACATATGGGGTCATCATGTATTCCTTTTGCTTACAATATCAATATAAGGCAAGGCGTGTTACTTGTCAACCATATTGTAGCTTTATCATGACTTTTTCTTCGTCCGTCAATCCAGTAGTTTTTGCAAGCCAGTTATCAAATGTGTATTTCGTGGCATACAAATACCAAGACTTGTTGCCATTTACATATTCAATTGCAGGTCCATCTGTTCGATGAAAGGTATTACCTAGCCGCCAATCTTTATGACCATTCGCATATTCATACATTTTTGGTTGCACGGATTTCTGCATGAATCAAAACTCACATTTTTGGCTGTTACGTCCGTGTTTGTCAAGAAACGCTTGCACCCGTCGGAACTCTGATTCATCATTCCCACGAATGCTAAACCAATTCCACTTTTCGTTCAGCGTCTCGACATAATCCAGCGCCTCTTCAAGTTCTGTGTTCGCAGCCTGTAGCTGTTCACTTTCGGTCATAGTATGTTCCTTTTGGGTATCCATTAACTTGCAATCGGAAAAACAGTTATTGTTTTCCAACTCTTCATCCCACCGCCATCGTGTCCGTCGTTGACCACAACAGTAAGCTCTTCGTCAAGGAAGAATTGCACAAATGCATCATCCCACAAATCTTGGTTTCTGGCATTGTTTTTTAGAGCGGTTGTTAACCAATCTTGACGGGCATAATCGCTTACATTTACTGACGGCACTTTTCCCGTCGTAATCGCCCGCACAATAGTATCTCGTTTGTTTATCAGCCATTGATGATCTGCCGCGCGGGCTTTACGAACCATTAAAAGATCAGCGTTTACTTGTGCTGCCCTGTTGTTAATTTTGGCTTGTTCAAGTTCTGTGATGGTAGCTTGTAGCAGTTTACCCAGTGTCATAATATATTCCTTTTGATTATCCATTAACTTGCAATCGGAAAAACAGTTATTGTTTTCCAACTATGCATTCCGCCGCCAAGGTGTTCATTGTGGACCACAACAGTAAGTTCTTCGATAAGAAAATATTGTACAAATGCGTCCCATAAGTCCTGATTTCTGGCTATGCGCTGTTGAGCGTATCCTAGCCATATTCCACGCTCAAAATCGCACACAGTTACTGACGGCACCGAATCTAACATAATCTGGTCTACAATGGTATCCCGTGTGTGTTCCAACCATTGCAAGTAGGCAGTGCGAGCTTTACGATCTGCGGCAAGCATAACATGACGATGCGCCTCCATGTTTTTAATTTTGGCTTGTTCAAGTTCTGTGATGGTAGCCTGTAGCTGTTTACCCAGTGTCATAATATATTCCTTACATTACCATATCATTGATACGGCGTGTTAACGATGTGTATTCACGGTAGTGTTTGATGCTCCATTTTTCAATGACCCAACCAAACTCATTCTCGTCAGTGATGATGTGTACAACGTTCTTGAGCACTCGCGCATAGCGCGTGCGACGTCCAACAACATCGCCAACCCAAACAAGGTGGCTGTATTCGACGTTCCGGCCACCATGTGCTGGCGGAGCAAGGATTGGCTCTGGATTTTGTGAGAACTCAAAAAAGTGACCGTGGTCCTTTTCAATAAACGATCCGAGGATGCTGCCGTCACCTACGTCGAAATATGATGTTCTATCTGCAAAAGCCATGGTGCGTTCCTTTGTTGCTTACTCGTTCTTTATACGGTAAGACGCCTTGCTTGTCAACCATTAAATTAGCGGTGGTTTATAAATGTATAGAACTTTGGTGGATCACTAATAACATCAGCGAAGATAAGTTTGATATCTTCGTCTAACTGATTTTCCCAAGTGGTAAGAAGGTCGGATGCCTCATCTGGTGTCCAACATTTGTCGGTGCCATCCATAGGTCCCCACCTCGAACTACCAGATGAAAATAGAAAAACACCGACTGCAATATTATTGCTGTCCATGCCCTCAAACATAAAGCCTTCTGGTAATTGACAATCAAGTTCCTCTGCCCATTTTTTGCAGGCAGGGAAGGTGGGTACGAGCCAACCAATAAATGTGTGGACTTCTTGTATAACAGACATTATTTAACTTTCATTTCTCATATGATAGAACAATATGTATTGCTTGTCAATAGATATTAGACAAATAGGTGGGGATATTTTTTGAAAAATGCGGTGGCCTGATCACGATCCATTGGTAGTTCGCGGCGATATTCTTCACGTAAGCTGTCCCAATCACGCAACCTAGGATTGGTTTTATCTTTGGAGCTTGCATTAATACCGAAGCGCCAACCCTCATGTAGTTGGTCATCTACCCAACGATTGTGTAGGAATTTACTTGCACGGCGCTGAATTTCTTCATACATCTCATCGTCAATTTCAACATCATCTTCACACTCTGTGTCATATTCAGTACTGGTCTCGATCTCAAAATCTCGTGGATAAATTCTATCCCACACAGTGACAATCCGTTCTGCGATATTTGCGTCGATATCATCCGACAAATAGACTACGTAGACATATGGAAATTCTTCATCACCTTCAAGTTCAGCACGATGACTGGTTAATGTATCTAAAAATTCATTAGGTTGAGTGGCATATTCCGCACCCAGAAACTGCTCGACGCAGCGGTACCATATTTTCTTTTGTGTTTCATTGAGTTCAATGTCTGTTAGTAATCGCATGTAATGTTGTGTCATTGTTAGCCTTTAAAATTTGTTGAATCATATGATTGGGGTGAAACATTCGACTGGACGTTTTGTGGGGCAGAAGAGTTGGTCCCAGAATTGACATAAAGTCCGAACCAAGCGGCACCTGCACCAATAATTGCACTAGCAAATGCTGCCTGTGCTGGATTAGGCACTGGAAGTCCCATGAACCACATTGCAGTTTCCATGCAAAGCCAGAAATAAAATATAATAAATGCGCGTGGAAAGATTCTCCATGCGTTGAAATATTGTGGTGCTAACCACAGCCATCCGTTTTTGTTCACATTGTTCTCCGCCATGAATTACTCCCTTATTAGTGCTTACAAGGATATTTATCAATTCATAAAAAAAGGCGAACCCGAAGGTCCGCCTAATTTCGAAGTGTGTTCTTTTAACCTAACTTATGTGTTAGTTTGGTCTGCTTGGTATACAACGCCTGCTGTGACCGCTGCGCCTGTAAGGACAACAGTGTTAACAGTACCGAGTGCAACGATTTCAGAAGTAAGGAATACTACGAATGTTTCGCTGTTTGTGCCATCATACGTGTCAGTAGGGAAGTCGCCTTCAACAAAAACAGTCATCAATTCGCCTGTACCTGTTAGAGCAGAATGTGCGATGATAGTTGCATAGCTGCTTACTGTCTGTAGAACTTTAGCGATTGCGCCGTCTGGACCTGTTGAAGCAGAAGCGTCTGCGCCAAGATCAAGTGTCAACTCGATCATTGTCTTGCCGTTGAACGCGCGTGGTAGCGTGATGTCGAATGTTGGGTTAATTTTAGTTACCATTAGGTATCTCCTGTTTAAAATATTAGCACTCTATCGTGCTTATACTTATTTATCAATTTAGTACATAAGTGTGGCTTTATGCGTGAAGTAATTTACGGGTCTAGTTCACTGAATAATCGCACTTCATGGTTAGATACAATATATTCACCAGTTAACAACTTGGCATATATGTAGTCATCTTGGTGTTCAAAATACACCGCCACCGTTTTAGGTGGAAAGCGCAGATGGTATCTTGTGCCCGAAGCGACATGTCCATGAAATCTAATCAATTGCTTTAAACCAAGTTCACGCCATGATCCTCGTGGCTGATTATATAACAATTCATACAATGTGTCTGTAATATTTTCCACAAACTCCTGACTGTGAGAGAATTCAATATAATATCTAAATTTATTATGATACAGATTGTTACGAAGAACAATTGTATCTTTTCCAATAACCGCTGTATGTGCTGAATTAAGCGGCCCTGTTACACTGTTAATCCCATCTTTATAACGATCTACTACCTTCATTACCGTTGCCATATCGCGAAAATAAAACAAATTGTTTTCGCCACCTGTACGGGTTTTATATTCAGTTACTGGTATTGACTCGATAAAATCACAGATTTCCTGCCGATAATCAATATTAGCAACAACTTTTTCGATTTTGTCATAAAACTCTGCGGCGTCGGCGAGGGCCTTTGCTGGGTTTCCGAGTTTAATAGTGCAATATCGGTCACCAGTTATACCGCCTAATCCTTTAAATTTTGGACTAAACTCTACTTTGTAAGAGAAATCTGTATAGTAAGTGGTGTCAGCAGGGATAAAAGTTACCCCTGCTGACGTTAGTTGTGCATGGAACTCACTCGAAGACAATAGCATCATCTTTGACTTTCACCGTAATAGTTTTGTTGACGTCACCAAATAACATTTGACGAGCCAATGGCTTTTTGATACTTGAGAAAATTGCGCGTTTCATAGGACGTGCCCCCATTGTCGCATCAAATCCGCGCCCTTCTTGTGCGAGCCATGTGAGAACACCTTTATTCCATTTTAGCTTATAGCCACGTCCGGCTGCACTGTCTTTAAGTTCATTCATGAACTTAGCTGCAATACTCAGGATAATGTCTTTACCCAGCTTATTGAATGGTACCACTGCGTCCAGACGGTTGCGGAATTCTGGGCTAAAGAATTTTTTAACAGCCTCATCACCAGCCACCGTATTGTCGTTATCACCAAACCCAATCCGGTTCTTTGCCGCGTCAGCCGCGCCCAAATTACTAGTCATGATCAGGATAATGTTTTGTGCGTTCACTTCTTTTCCATTACTGGACGAGATTTTTCCCTTGTCCATCAATTGCAACAACACATTGAGTACGTCTGGGTGAGCTTTTTCAACTTCGTCCAACAGCAAGATACAGTTGGGGTTAGTTTCAATTTCCGTGATAAGCGCCCCGTTACCAGCTTTACCGTCACCGTAGCCAACATATCCAGGAGGCGATCCAATGAAGCGACTGACAGTGTGCTTCTCCATGAATTCACTCATGTCAAAACGTACAAGCTTTGTGCCCAGCAACGTTGATAATTGCATGGCTGTCTCAGTTTTACCAACACCTGTTGGTCCTGTGAACAGATAGCAACCCAGTGGCTTAGATGGGTCCTTAAGGCCCGCCTGTGCCACGTATACTGCGTCTGCTAGTGTCTCAATTGCACTATCTTGACCAAAGACGCTAAGTTGCAGTCCAGCTTCGACGTCAGGGGTTGATCCAGTTTCTTGATCTGCGCTTGTGATAATGCTAAGCGGAATACGTGCCAATCGTGCAGTCTCACGTTCCACCAAGTCTTTAGTGATGGTGATGTCCCCCGTGGCATAATCTGGATAAGTACGCTGACGCGCAAATGCACTGTCTACGAGATCAAACGCCTTATCCGGCAATTTCTTGCTGTGAATATACTTGATACTGAGTTCGACGGCAGCATCACATGCTTCGTTTGTAATTTCCATGTTGTGGAATGTTTTGTACGCTGGCATAGACGCCCGCAGAATCTGCTTGGCTTCTTCAACTGTGGGTTCTGCCACGTCAACACGTTCAAAGCGGCGCTTCAATGCAGTATCTTTCTCAATTTTTTCTTGGAATTCGTCTACAGTAGTAGACCCAATACAACGCAATGTGCCACGTTGTAACGCTGGCTTAAGCAAGTTTGCAACATCCATTGCACTGCTTCCACCGCTGCCCGCGCCCAAGATCATATGGATTTCGTCAATAAACAAAATCCCGTCGTCGCGGCCTTCTAGTTCCTTAAGAACTTCCTTCATACGTTCCTCAAAGTCACCACGATATTTTGATCCTGCAAGCAGCAATCCAATATCCAAGCTGAAGATTGTCATATCTTTAATAGTATCAGGCACGTCATTTTCTACGATGCGTTTAGCTAGTCCTTCTGCAATCGCAGTTTTACCTACACCCGGTTCACCTACTAGAATGGCGTTATTCTTTTTGCGGCGTGCCAATGTTTGCACGAGCGCCTGTACTTCCCATGATCGACCAATAAGGTTGTCAATGTCACCTTTTAATGCCTGTTCATTGAGATTTACCGTGTATTGCTCCAACGCGGTTTGCGTTGGACGTTGTCCCCGTCCTTGGGGTTGGGCGTGACCTGTGCCTGTTGATGTATCCATTTCTTCGTCCTTGATAGTAGACGTGACTGTATCAATCAGGACGTCTTTAGTGAGTCCATGTTTTTCGCAAAAATGGGCAGCATGACTATTTTCTTCACTGAGAATACTTCCCAAGATATCCAATGGATCGGTAACTTGACGCCCACTGAATATACCCTGTGCAACAGCACGTTGAAATACGCGCTCTAGTGCGATAGTTTTCTTGGCTTGTGAGATTTCTTTGGTGACGGATTCAACTTCATGGTCAAGGTAACTGTGAGTATCTATTTGAATTTCCTCACTACTAATACCCATTGCATGCAAAAACGTGCGAATTTCGCCATCATCAAGAATGGCAACGAGCAAGTGCTCTAATGTCACATATTCCTGTTGACGGGTGATTGCCTCGTTAAATGATGATTGAACGATGCGTTGTAATCTTTCTTCAGACATGGTTGTACCTTTTCTTATCTATTTCTACAATTATTGTAAGATTTCCGCGAGTTGTTGAGTTGTTATCATAAAAGCCCGCCCCACCAGTTGTATAAATTAAGCGATCCGCTGTGGTTTCGGGGGAGACCTTGAATGTATGTATGATGCCGTCGAAATTTGTTATATTAACTGTTATTCCCAACTCGGCGTCAAGTGTATTTATTAAATGTCTAACTACAATGTTGCTGTCTATCCTTGTATATTCGGTTGTTATCATTTCAGTCACCTTAACACGAACTAACTGGCGTGTCGACCCTAAATCGTAAAATTCTATGATTGTGTTTGGATAGGTAAATGGCGGCACCTTAAATTCCAATACTGTGCCACGGTATATCCCATGTTTTAATATGGCTGTTGCAGTGCATCCGTATAACAAGTCTGCAAGTGAGATTGGTAATTCAGTTTCGATCACGGTCTTATTTGACTTATTTTCAATGAGACCGTTGTAGGCTGTTTGGATTCTTTGAAAATCTTCACTATTGCCACCATTATCAGGGTGATGTTTTTTGGCGGCGGCAACATAAGCCCTGCGAATTGACATTTTGTCATGGGTGGGATCAATGCCCAATACTTTAAATGGATTCATTGACTAGAATTGTATTCAGCAATAGTGCCGTCCGCACGAATATAATATACTTGATACCCGTCTATGACTGCCTGCTGTTGAACAATCACACGCAAAGCTTCTTGTGTGTTAATTGCTATATTTTCGTAACCAGTTGCGCTCACACTGAACAACACAGGTGCCGCGCCACGTGATTGCATATCCACAAACACTTGCTCTACATTATCTGGTGTTACAATTGTCCAGTTAACATTTTGTGATGTTAACCTGTCTACTGGTGGTAGGCTAAGGGTCGGTCTGTCTATGGCTTCACGTTGAATTACCACGGGAACAATAAGTTCCGGTTCAGATTTTGCGGTACATGCAACTAGTGTCATAATTAAAAATGCGGCAATATATTTCATCTAGTTGTCCTGAAATTTGGATTTGCAATCTGTGGACATTCTGTGTTAATTTCACTTGGTAGTGTAGCATTAAATTCATCGGCTGTCAATGGGGAACCCGTCACAATCTCAAAACATCGACCAATGTCGTCTGTAGCGTCATTGATGATGTTTTCAACCAATGATGGTTTATTTGCCGCCAAAAATTCCAATTCATGCTGTCCTAATCTGTTACGTAGCTCACTTACTTGATTCCGTGCAGTAGTGAATTGTGTGGTTGTATCATTGATAATAGTCGTTTGCAAGGTAATATCAGCCTCTAAGCTAGAAATAGTTTCCTGCTGCTCTGATATACCTTGCTGAAGCTGTAACTTATCTGCTGTTAGTATGGCGTTATTTGCTGTTACACGGGTAACTTCTGATTGTAATCCGGTTACAAATTGATAGCCACCAAAAATAACACCACTTATGGTTGTTAATACAACTGCAAATGCAAGTCCTTTGATCCAACCTATGCCTATACCAAACATGAATTACAGTCCTTTGTAAGCAACTAAGCGTGCCAGCCATTGTTCTTCTAGTTGATCTGGCACAACATCTTTTTTCGGTTGATCCCGCAAATATTCCTTGCGATATTCATACCGACTATCAATGACATCCCGTCGAAAGTTTTCAGCATTGAATTCAACTGGTTCTTTTACATTGAATGCTCTATAAGTCCATGAAGTAGTGTTGTCATTTCCACCACTAGTAATTTGATCCACACTGCTCAGCATTGCAACAATCTTGTCAAATAATTCATGATCGCGCATAAATTCGACAAATACTTTCCATGTGCCATCGGCATCAGGGGCACTAGAAACTTCGACGTCTAAATGCTCAAGTGCACCAGTTTCAATGAACTGGCTCAAGTCTTTGGCTGGGTCTTCGTAGGTAACATCAAATGCCACGACAACGGTATCTTCCACTCCACCAATTTTTGGTTTATGTAGATCAATCATGATGTTGTCGTTGATAAGCCCTTTAAGGTCCTCAAACGCCAGTCCTTCAGATATTCTCTTCTGGGCCATTTTGTTCTTCTGATTCTTCTGATTCGTCTTCATCATCATTACGTGCATTTCTATCTACGTCTAGTCCTTGGTCATAGGCATCTACAACATCGTCTAGGTCGATTTCACCAGTCATCGCGCTGATTTTCTTAACGTTATAGTCAGTAAGTAGGTGACGTGGCATTACAATTTTAACTACGTATACTGTCATTTCTTTTGTCTTTGGAATACGCTTGCCTTCGTGATTAGGGTCATTTACTAAGTCGCTTGTGTTTTTAATCTTTACATTTGAGGTAAGGGTGTCTTTATTAAAAAATACAAAACACCCATGCTTTGCTAAACGGGTGGCGGCTTCGGGATTTGGCATCTGCATTTCTGGATACATAATATAAACTTCAACCCAATATTTTGAAATGATTGGACCTTTGATGACCTCACCTTTAATCCAGTTCTCATATGCATAGATGTTGAGATCGTCTAACACGCCCTCAAATTCGAGTAACAAGTCGAGTGTGTTGCGGTTTTTCTTTACGCCACTGATTGTAGCTGCAATTTCATTAATGTCAATCATGCATGTATCCTGTCTTTCTATTATTTATGCGTTAACCAAAAAGGTGCATATCTATGCCGTTTCAGGCTAATCCCACTAAATATGTATGTGAGTTGTTGGGAGGCGTCTGCGCCAATCAACAAGGGAGAACAATCACGTGTCAAAAAACAGAAGAAGAGCCAATAAGGCTCAACAACAAGAACAACCAAACCAAGTAATTGAATTTGGAAAGTTCAAAAAACGCGAAAACAAGGTTAACATCTTGCCTCAAAACTTAGCTCAGGAAGACTATCTCGCTCTTCTTGATGACCTCAGTGTAGACATCGTATTCGCCACAGGGCCAGCTGGTACAGGTAAAACTATGATTGCCGTGCTAACAGCTATTAAAGCTCTAAAAGAAGGTGTATGCGAAAAAATCGTTGTAACACGCCCCGCAGTTAGTGTGGATGAACAACACGGATTTTTGCCAGGAACGCTAGTTGAAAAAATGGCTCCTTGGACTCGTCCAATCTTCGATGTCTTCGAAGAATACTATTCCCCAAAAGAGATCGAACACATGATCTCAGAAAACATTATTGAAATTGCCCCACTCGCATACATGCGTGGACGCACATTCAAAAATGCTTGGATTCTAGCTGACGAAATGCAGAACGCAACACCTAATCAAATGAAGATGTTGCTTACTCGCATCGGTACAAACAGCCGTATCATCGTTACAGGTGATGTCACACAGCATGATAGGGGATTTGAGGCTAATGGTCTACGCGACTTTATTGCTCGCATTCCGACCAACAATACTAGGATCGACGCAGTTCAATTTGAACATTCTGACGTCGAACGACACCCCGCTGTGAAGGAGGTTCTAGCCATTTATGGCGACGAAGATTAATCACTATCTAGAATAAAGTTGCAGATGTCCGACCAACAACTCACACGTTTAGTCCCCCAGACATCATCCTGATTATACAAGTGGTCCATTAGATACACGTCTAGGCCCATATTAAAGCCGTCAGTGGCATGTGAAGAGGAATCCTCTACCCAAGGTAGGCCACTGCCACGATATGGCTCTAGGGCGGCTCGTTTGTCGCCGTTCAACTTTACTACGGTCAGATCAACAAACACATCATGTCCGAACAACCTGTCCAAATTCATTTGACGCAACTCTTTGGCATACGGGTCAGTTCCCATTGCCGTGATTGCATGAAACTTGTATCCAGCTTCAACCAATCTAGCTACACCAGACCGTGCATCGCGAAATGCTGGCAGACTTAGCATCCAGCTTGAACCATTGAATTCAATGATATCACGCATCGCCTGTTCTGCTGACAGTCCTTCGTAATGTTCGTGCAAAGAATACGTATTGCTGTAAAGCTTAACATGGCCACGAGATTGCATCCATTCATGGAAGGCTTGTTCCCACCATAACACTACCCCGTCGCAGTCTGTTAAAATAATTTTACTGTCTTTGTTGTATGTCATGGTAGGTCCTTATTTGTTTCTTTTAGTTAGATTGTGCCGGAACACAATCGTCCCCGACATACTGCATGCCAGACTGAGTCATACATGCAGCAATTCTTTCAGATATTGGATCATTCGTAAATATGACCATTACACACATAGCGCTAAAAATACCCACCGCCATAATACCAAACCATTTTGCATCATTACTGTTGTTACTTGCCATTATACTTCTTCCTCGATCACGTTTTCCCAACGGAAGCTGCGCCAACCCTTAGCATTAATGTCCCAAACACTTTGTACAGCGGGATTGTCCTTGCGCACAGGCTTGGTTACAGCTTCGGACTGCTCAGTCAACATTAGCTTTGGTGGCAACAGAGTTTCATTCAACGTGCATTGCATGTCACGACGTTCACCATTTACTTTGGTAAAGCTTACTGTAACCACACCATCGCGCAGTTGTTCTAGAAGTTTTTGTTTAGTTGTCATAAGTTTGTTTCCAATTTGTACATTGTTTGTGCTTCGGCGTAGTTGTATATATAAGTAGGTAAATCAATATTAGGCTTACCATACACATTTATTGATTGAATCGTCATCAAGCTTGCGTGGTCGTAATATAACTCAAATACGAATTTGTAGCTATTATTACATTCAATTGCCCATTTGTCAAGCCTAGTTTCGCCCCAGTCTAGAAAAATATCGTACATCATGTCAGCAGTTACCACTTTAAACTCATCGTTTAATGCATTTGACATAGATAATAATTCGGCGCGGCTTGGTGTGTCATAAACCTCATCAAACAGGTCGTAACCCAAACTTGTAGTGCGCGAACACGATCTAAGCTTAAATATCTCCACCATGTCCTCCCCTCCCAGTTTACGGACATACAGGTTTATTTGGTCATGTCTGGTACCATAAATTATAGCATTAAGTCTGTGGTGACGGCTTTCTTTCGCTGCATATGCAAGCTGTGCTTTTTTGAGAGTTATTATTTGTTTAAGTTTTGGGTATGCCATGGTCCGTCCTCTAATTAATAGTGCATTAGTTTGGTCATGGTAAATGCACCGCCATATTCTTTGTCAAATTCTGCACGTGATGTATTAAGAGGCACGTGAACACTGGTCATCAGTGCGTAATCAGTGTAGGACCCGTTTGACGCGTTCATGTCATTTGTCATACTGACGGGACTCCTATACCATTTAGATGTCATCCAATGTTGATCAAATGTGCTTTCCAACCATTCTTCAAAAACAGTTGCTGGCCACTGGTTATCAATGCGCCTACTAAGCCTGCAATCCATAGAGTCCCGTGTTCGTGTCTCAATCTCAGTGACAAGCCAATCCATTGTTCTTTTAGAATCTTTATACAGGGCGTTGTTTCGCAGCATGTGATATGGGATGACTGAACTGATTTTAAATACAAGGGCACTGTCCTGTTGCACTGCGTCGTCATACGTAATCGTTGCATGGGGGTAATATAACCGTTGCCCAGCGAGGGCAGTGATATATAATTCTTCCTGCAATTGTGCGAGGTCTGGTTCTTCATGGGTCATCATTTTTCCTTTTTATTACTATAACAAAAATTACAGTCTATGTCAAGTGATGAGTTTTAGCACATCTGCGTCTAAACCAGCCATCTTTAGCAAAATCATGATTTCGTCCCATTGTTCTTTGATTTCAGGATGTTCGTCAAGCACCATACGCAATTGTCCTGTTTGGCTTTGGTATCGAGTTACAATTTGTTGGGTTTGGAGCAGGTCCAACGCGACTTTGTTGGATTGACGTTTGTAATGGTCGTGTTCGTTTTGCAGGTTTACCATATCGAGGACCTTCTTGGAATTCATACGCAAATCCCACACTACGTCTTCTGCGGATTGTTCAGTCCGATAATATGGAATGCGATCCGATGAAAGCGACCCATGGTACGTGTATTCAGTTCGGCGTTCAGTATGACGGGCATCAAGCACAATAATTCCTGCGTCACTAAGCAAACGCGTCATGTGGTCGATTTTATCAGAGTAATTTGTCATTAAATATTCTCCAATTCACACATTGTGGCTGAGAAGTTAATTTCGGGGTCAGCAACCGACACATGTTTTACCATACCGTCACGAATGATCATGATAGCCTTGTCTTGTTGTTCCGGTGTTGCCCCAAAGAAATCTAAGTTGCGATACAGAAACTTAAACATATCCTCAAAATCTTCGGGGGTAGCATTCCTACAAATGAGATCACGTGCTGCACGCAATTTCTTATTACGAAATAATGCAACCATTTGCAAGCGCCAATCGCTAGTAGAACTATCAGCCGCATCGGGTGGCATCAGTTTGCCATTTGTAACATTTTGCTGCACAGCATTGATGGTCTTGCGCAGGTCTGGATAGGTTGCTCGAACATATAAGTCGATGGTCTCCAAGTCAATCTCTACGTTTTCGGTAATGAGAATTTCTGCGACACGAGCAGTGAAATCAGACTGGTCTTGATTGCTGATATAGAATTCTTGGCTTCTGCTTTTGATCGCAGGAATGATCTTGTGGGCATAGTTACAGGTAAGAATGAAACGTACCACTGAGGAATATTCCTCCATTACACCGCGCAACGCTGCCTGACCGTTTGGTGAGATATAGTCGGCCTCGTCTAGCAGGACGATCTTGAAGTCGCCCCACGCCATTGTACTAGAAAATCGTGTCACACGGTCGCGGATCAAATCCACGCCATTGTCACGGCTTGCGTTGATATACATGAAGTCTGCGTCTTGGATGCCAAGCTCGCTTACCAATACTCTGGCAAGAGTGGTTTTTCCTGTCCCAGGCCCACCATGGAACAACAGGTGAGGGATACTTTTATCAGCAACCCAGCCTTCAATAATTTTCTTTTGTTGGGGGTCTTTGAAGACATATTCGTCAACTGTGGTTGGGCGATATTGCTCAACCCATAAAGCATGTATGGCCATGGCTTATCCTTTTAGTGTGTGTGTAGGTGAAATATCATTGTCATATAGTTGAGCCATTTGCCGCCAAAGAAACTCTCTTTCTTCGGTTGTAAATCCTTGGCCCCAGCCGTCTTTTTCTAGGCCATATGAGTGGTCCCACGTGTAGCACATACCTGTAATAGTGCTTTCACGTGTGGCGGTTGGATTAGGCGAGGGGGTTGACATCTGAGGTTCCCATCAAGGATTCATTGTCAAGCAAGAATAGCTTGTCTGCCTCACGTAGTGTGCCGTCAATGTCTAGCCCGCGTGACCAGCGACCATGGGGTACAAGCACAAAACTGCCAGCTTGCAGGTCTTTCTGCTCTGGCCCGACACAAATAACTTCGAACCAACGAGGACGAATAGATTCTTCGCCCAAATTGCGCTCAGTTAAAATGATGCCATTGACGTTGCGCTCTTGGCCGACAGGTTCTAGCATTTTAGCCATTACGTTGTCGCGGATTGGTGTAATTTTTCTCATTTGTCATTTCCTGTATGAAGCTTCGCAATAAATGTTTTGTCTTGGTAAACTACATTGTAGCAATTAGTATCATTTGTTGGCTTAAATAAAAGCTGCTCTTCAATTAACATTTCCAATGTAGCTTTATCATCAGAAGGGGCATTGCCATTCACCCATTCTACTCTTATATTATGTGTCATTTAGATTTCCTCTACTTCCATGCTACCGTCGCCATATTCGATTTCAACGTATTTGGTACCATCGTCGCGGGTCTTTTCTTTTCGGCTAACTACACTTAGCACTTCGTCTTCAGTCACTGAAATTTCCAAGTCTGCCTTTTTATCACGGGCTTTTTTGGCTGGGGCGGTTGGCACGTCGCTTAGTTTGCGCATTTCTGGTGCAGTTGTGGTGTCATGTTGAGCACGTGCCTTAGCTTGGACAGTTTGCAGTACATTGCCGCCACTATCAACACGATCACCTCTGCCATTCATTTTTTCATTACCAGGCGAAACAGCCCGTTCATTTTCATGTTGTTTTGCTAGTGCACCCATGTCGATTACACGGCCTTTTGCAGTCTTTACTTGCTTCATTTTAAGAATTCCTTTATATCAAGATCATATTTAATTGAGTCAATTCGATGTACATTTAATAAAAATAACACATATGAGCTACAGCTGCTGCCACGGCCTACTCCCCATATTTGATTATTTTTACGCAACGTATCTACGAAATATTTCATCCATTTTAGAACACCCATCATATCACGTTTATCAAACTCTACTAGCTCTAGCTGTACTCGTTCAATTTGGACGGCGTTCGTGCATTTACTTAGCAGATAATTCTCTAGGTCAAATTTCATGTACTCTTCTGGCAGATACCAATCAGATACATTTTCCTGCATGAATTGCTCTACAGAGCTTGTGCTTTCTTCGGTCCAGTCTTCGACGGGCGATAAGTCATAATTTACACAATGTCGGTTGTATTGCTGTATCCATGCTGGATTATCGACTACTATGCAACTGACGTTTTGGCCACGATACAATACGTCCACCATGTCGTCCTCTGAGATAACAATTTGCTGTAATGCGTTAGTTCTCATACAATCCACTGTTCTCCGTCATCATTGTCTTTGCTTTCGCGATGACGCTGCATTTCAGTTTCATTATATAAGTCCAACTGTAGTTCTTCGATCATACGATCAATTTGCATCATAAGATCGCCGCTTGCGCCGCCGCTGTATGCTTTTAGGCGTTTGCCCAGCAATAATTGTAATTTAGCGTCGATCTCTTGAACAGGATTTAATTTGGGTTTCTTTTTTGCCATGCTGCTATACGTCGCCTTCGGCCCGATTTTCTGCACGTTCAACACTGAATGATCCCTCAGGATAGCGTGCTTCTAGTTTTGCGACATTTTGCTTGATAACGTCATTGGGGTCAAGGTTCATTGCCTGACAAGACATCATCCAATAAAAGATAATGTCACCTAGTTCTTTTTCCATGTGCTTATGCACTTCTGGAGTCAACTCTTTGCCATGCCAATTTAATTTCTTGACAAGCTCAGAAAATTCGCCGCTTTCGCCTGCAAGTCCTGTGCTGCCTGTTAGTAGCAATACTGGGTTAATACCTACGTTTTGAAGGTCATGAAGACGGTTGACGAATAGGTCAAGGCTTGTGCTTACTTCGCTTGTGACGCCAGCCACAAATGTGTCATAGCGTGATAAATCTGCTGTCATATTGTTTTCCTTATGATATAATGTATTGTACACTGTAACTCATTGAAATGCAACCACTATTTTAGATTAGTTGGTTGTAACAGTATTGGTTGTAGCTTTTATAATCCATTTTGATACTGCACACTTAGCATAATCTAAGTTAGACTGCGTGATGCTGTTAATGGTGCAATTATGAAAATTTGTGTTGCGTATCACGTTATGGTTCATATCCAATTGTTCCAACCGGATGTCTGCTGTTGCGTTGATTGCTGTTAATCCAAACAATAACACAGGAAGTTCTACCGACATTGCATCACGTACATGTATTTCTAACGTGGCGTTGCCATCTTGAAATACAGGTGTTATTTTTATGAGGTTTTTGGTTAGTATTATGTCGTCTTTGATGAATACCTTGAATCTATGCGTATAGAACGGCATCAGGGTGTCGAGGTTTTGTTGTGTCATGTATATGCTTCTTTCACTCTAAATATGTTACACATTGGGTACTTGGTCACTGTGCCGCCCTTAAGCACACAATACATGCCACCCTTGGTATATGCATTTTCAATACCTTCCAATTTAATTGGCTGGCTCTGTTCTTGTAGATGTATCTCTATTTTCATTTAGTGCCTTACTATTTAAAATTAACGCTCACGCCACACCCACATCCAGCAGAAGCTAGTGGGTTTGCCACTTCAATATGGCTACCTGTAATGTCAGTTAGATAGTCGACTGATGAGCCGATTAGCATCATCATGCTGGCACCGTCGACTACAAATATAAAGTTGTCATATTCTACAACTTCGTCATCGTCGAACAGTTCGTCCTTTGACTCAAGGACTTTCCAGAAGTATTGGAACCCTGCACAGCCACCACCTTCAACACCAAACTTTACAACTTTCCCTGTTGCGATGTTATCAAAATGTGCAATAGCTGTATCAGTCAGCAAGACGGCTTGCTTCGTCGGTAGTATAAATTCAGTCATGTGTGTCCTTAGCCGTATGTTTCTTGTACTGCAAGAAAAGCAGTAATTAAAAATTTCTTTTCGGGTCGGATATTGAGTTCAACCCCATAGTCTTCGAGGCATTGGTCGCATATAGCTCGTTTGGTTTTATTGTTTAGGCTTGCTCTATCCTCGTGTGGCTTGGTAAATGCTGGCAGACGTGGTTTGATCACGAGTTCAGTTGTGACGTTATCGTCTACAATATCATTTTCGTCAAAATTTTGTTGTCCGACGCTTGCCATAATTACCCTATCTCCAATGATCATAAATGCCTTTTCAAGTTGGTTGAATATCACTTGTCTTCCCCGTTTACAATATGCCCAGCTCTAATTTTCCTTCGTCGGATATATTAGCTGGTCCCCACTCCGGTTGGAATGTAACGTCAACTTCAACATCCGTCGCGCCCGCACTGTATGATGCACCGACAATGTCGTTTACAATCTCATCAGCTGCCGGACAAAACGGGCTTGTCAACGTCATAAGGATGTCTACCTTGCCTTCTTTTGAAATGTCTATTTCATATATTAGACCTAAGTCAAATATGTTGACACTTACTTCGGGATCGTAGACGTCCTTCAATCTATTTATGATTTCATCTTTAGTTACCGTCATAATGTAATTTTAACATAATAAAATGTCCCTCTTCTTTTAATCTGATAGTAGCAAGCCCGTTGCTTACATGCCCATAGTTAATAAAACTATCACGTCCTACATCAAATATATAGTCGACATTATTGTTTATTCCAAGTTCGTCGTATAACATTTTTGCTATATACTTAATTGGGTCTGTTTTGTAAGGCACGTCATACTTAAGAACAACCACTCGCTTGAAAATGGATGTCCCACTTTCAAGCCAATAGGTTCTGATACACAATTCGTCACTCATTATAATTTTATTTATCATCCTTTTTGGGTGGCATTTACGGACGTTTGTCGATAACCTTGTCTGCTAGCCCCATTTCTACTGCGTCGGCAGCGGACAAAAACGTGTCGAATTTCATCATCTCGAACAATTCTTTGTACTTTTTCTTCTTGCTGTTATGACGGGCATAAAGCTCAGTCAATCGCTTATTAAGGCGCTTGCCTTCGTCATGATTCCGGACGTTATCTTCAATTTGCAAATCCTGCACATGGACCGAGCCACTTGTCCCACGGGTTCCACCGCTAACACGGTGGATCATAGTGCGTGATTCCGGCAATACAAATCGCTTACCAGCCGCTCCAGCTTGGGCCAAGAAGCTACCCATACTTGCAGCCTGTCCCATAACAACAGTGGTTACATCTGGTTTGATGTATTGCATAGTGTCATACATAGCTAGGCCAGCAGTGACCGCCCCACCAGGGGAGTTGATATAAAGCGTGATGTCACGAGCGGAATCTTCGCTTTCCAGATACAACAATTGGGCGCAGATCGATTGTGCAATCTGATCGTGTACCTCGCCATTAAGAAAGACAATCCTGTCTTTCAGCATCCGTGAGTATAGGTCGTATGATCGTTCGCCAGACGCAGTCTTTTCAATTACAAAAGGGATCATGTATTGGTAGTCCTTGTTTTAATGGTTGATTGGTGAATATGTTAACATTAAGTATAACTGTTTTTACAGCTAAAGTCAAGTTAAATGTAGTTATAGACTGCGACACTCTGAGTCAAGTTCTGTTATTGACCCCTGTATGGTCACGATGTCTTCTTTGTGGTAGCATCGTATAGTGACAACGTGGACGTCAGTGGTCAACGATCTGCCAGAAATGATATCAACATCTGTGATATTGAGTTCATTCAATAGTTGGGTGACATGCGGGCTTTCACATGCTATGGGTTCTGTCATATACTGCAAATCCATGCAATCGGTAATAATATCGACGTCGTGTGACCACCAGCCCACGCTACATTCCTTGCCTAACAGATAGCGAATTTTAGCATATATCACCATGACTGCACCAGAGGCTCGTGTTCAGGAAATGTTAGTTTTATCAAGGTGCGAGCATCTTCACATTCAATTGCCATTCGTATGCAACTTGTACTTAAAAATGAAACAACATATGTGATATTATTTTCTTCTAGCCAATTCTGAATAGTTAACAAGTGACGCCATGAGGTGTCGTGGCAGCTCCAATTTTTGGAATACCTAAAGGTCACTTCGATGTCACGTGGTGAGCTTTGCACACTAAAGTCTATAGTGATGTCTGGTGACATACCCGTATTATTCGTCATGTGCAAAGTTTCCCAAAAATGAGCGCGTCCTCGGTGAGGAATACAATTCGTCTAAAATTGGTGACACTATATTCGTCATAATATTCTTGATCTGGTGCTGTATTATGAAACATTACCTTATAATCTATTTCCTGTGTAAGTGCAACCTCTAATCTAGCGAGTACACTTAATAAATCTTTAGCGAACGATAAATTGACAGAGGGGTTGTGGGCAGAATCTACAACTAGCCAGCCCCATTTACTAGGCATAGGGGTATGGTTTGCCGAAATGATCCGCATTTTAGTCTTCATTACCAAAGTCCCATGCTAGTTTTGCCATTATAAAATGTTCTTCTGTTGCAAATGTTACGATTAATGGATTGCTGATGTATTCGTCTGCCACAGCGGTGGCGTGTCGTTGTGGTGAAAAATTCCATTCCGGTACGTGATAATGGTTAGTTCGTGTGAACCCCCGTGAATCCATAAATTTCTCAATGTTATGGATTGCGCTAACACGGGTTGATGGCCTGATCCTAAAGGTGATCGCCATGCCAC